TTTTTGGGTGTAGCCATTGCCATTGTTCATTTTCTAAATCCTATTGTGAGTAACCAGATTGCTAATGTGATAAGTGTTGCAACTAAAGTTATATCTCTCGCACTACCACTTAATGTCAATACAGCAATGGCTAGACCGCTTAGAGTCCAACTAAGATTTAATGTCTCTTTGATTGCTGTTACAAACCAATCCCATAATTTTTTAATCATACTTCTCTTTTCAATAATGCTAATGAAGCAACTCTAAGTAATAAAGTTGGCACAATTACCTCTTGTGCTTTTTCCTTCTGGTCAGTTGTTAAGTCTGCTCCAATCTCACTTATCTTTATATCTTGTAAATCGATATCTATAATAGCACCAATCGGGTCAGCTACGAACTCTTCAAACTGAATCTCTACAACAACATCAGCAAGAGTATATGGAAGAGCTGTTGAGTCTGCGTTCTCTACTGCTCTCTCTACGAATACTTCAACAGCTTCTGCTATAACTACATCTTCTTTAGCTTGCTCTGCGATTATCTCTACATCTTCTTTAGCAGTCTCTTCATCAAAGCCAAGAACTTCTCCTACAACTTCAGCTTGCTCATCTGTTAGTTCCTCTTCTGATGCAATCTGAATTACTTCTTCAACAACCTTAGCTACAACTTCAATAACTTCTTGGCTAGCAGATTCAAGATTCTCCACTCCGACATCATTAACTTCTTCAAGTATCTCGACAACTTCTTCAGTCTCAAGTTCTTCAACATACTCTTCAATGGCTTCTTCTTTCGCTTCTTCATATTCAACCAGTTCCTCTTCCGATAATTCTTCTAATTCTTCTTCAGTTACTTCTGGAATATCTAAAACAATTATCTCTTCAATGACTTCTTCGAGCTCAGCTACTTCCTCTTCTATTTCTTCTTGAGTAAGCTCTACTTCTTCTTCAATAGGTTCTTCAATGACTTCCTTCTCTGGTAAAACCACATCTCTAGCTCTATCCAGTTCCACATCTTCTTCAAGTATTTCATCTTCTATTATCTCCTCAATGATTTCTTCTTCTACAATCTCATCTTCAATAATTATGATTACATCTTCAAAATCAATATCTAGTTCAAATACTTCTTCTTCAATACCAAACTCTTCTTCAAAGTTAATTTCTTCAAGCTCAATAATTGTTTTGATAAATTCTTCTGCTTCTTCTTCAGATTCAAATTCAAATATCTCAAAGTCTTCTTCAAGCTCCAGTTTTTTTGCATCAATCTCCATCTGTTCTTCAAGCTCAAGTATTTCTTCCTCAGATAAATTGATAAGAGTATCTTCCAATTCGATATCTTCATTCTCCAACTCCAATTCAAATACCAAATCATCATCTTCGTAAAACTCTTCATCGGTATCTGATTCTTCTTCATATACAATAATTATATCTTCTTCTTCTATCTCTTCAATAAAACAATCGCCACGCTCAATCTGAATATCAGTCATATAACAACCATACGCTTCTTCATTATTTTTACGCTGGTTATCACGCTCAACATCTCCCTGTTCAACTTGAGATTCTGTATATTCAGATTCCGAACCATCATCATTTACAACAATATAAAGAGTTGTAGTAGTAGTTGGTGGTGGTGGTGGTGGCGGAAGTGTTGTAGTAGTCGGTGGCACATA